CTGCTCCATGAGCTTATCCGTAGACATAGAGCCGAAAGAATCGTAGAGGAAAACACGACCATTGCCAACGGTAGTATCGAAAGCAGTTTTAAGAGTATCATTTGATATTCCTTCTTGAGTTAAATGGAGAGGTACATCTATAGCCAGACCCATTAGAGAGATTGCTGTATGCTTACAGTTTTCTTCCAATGCGATATAACCTAGTGTCTCTCCTTGGTTAATTAAATGGTACGCAATTTCTCTGCATACCTGTGACTTCCCAACCCCAGAACCTGCAGTAATTGTGGTAAGCTCACCACGTCTTAGACCTCTAGTCTTTTCATTAAGACCGTCAAACGGGTAGGGTACGGATTGGGTATTGTCTGGTGTAGAAACTAATTCCCACATATCCACACCAGCTACGATGCCATCAGGTCTGTAGGGTTTAGCTTCCCACATAGCTTCTAGCATCTGTTTAGTCTTGCCTTTCACTAGCATATCACTAGCGTCTTTCTCAGGTAACGTAGCAATGTGTGCCTTAGATGGTGACAATAACTTAGCTACATCTAGGCTTGCTTTCCTACCGTGTTCATCGTTGTCGAACATGAGAACAACACGGTCAAATGACTCAACAAAATCTAAAGAATTCTGTACAGCTTTGACTGCGTTGCCAGCTCCTGACGGTAAACTACATACAGGAAAACGATTGCCTTGTGCTTGGGAAAGTGAAAGCGTGTCCAGCTCACCCTCGGTCAAACACAACATAGCACCTCCACTTTTAAAAAGATGCTCTCCGTACAACCCTGCGCTCTTTGCATCACCTAAGAATTTAAAAGACTTATCAGCAAATCGTATCTTCTGAGCTACGACAACACCGTCCTTCTTATAGTTTGCAACCTGCACAGGCTGGCCTTTGTATTCGCTAATAGTATAGCTATACTTCTTACAGGTTTCTTCAGTCAGCTTACGTTTAGCAAGTGAACCTGCTTGACCTGTAGGAATAAGACCGAACGTTGGTTTTGATTGTACGAATTCTGTTTCCATCTTAGCATCTTCCTTAAAAAATTTTTGGCAAGAAAAGCACCAGCTTCCACCGTCACTATAAATTGCACGGGCATCGCTACTGCCACATTCACATGACGTATGGTAAAGTAATGAACTATTGTTCGAGCTGGTACTCTGCATATTTCGCTCCATTCGGTGCGCGTTTCATTAAGGTTGTGATATCCATGCCACGCTCACGTAGCCTGTGTATCTCTGCGGCTAATCGCCAGACGCTATAGTTTGACATAGCTTCTAAAGGTGAGATCGTGCCGTACTTATTTAAGTGTTCTTTAATCTGCGTAGTCTTATTCATAGTAGTCTCCTAGTTGTCAGGATTTCTGGGTTTGCCTAGCGCATCTAAGATGGTGAACCAGACATCGAGTGCGGCCTCGACAGGCCACAAGAAAAAGATAAACAACCAGCTATGTGTAGCTAGGTCTTGGTCTTCTTCCAGCTCCATACTTACTTGCCGTGTCAGTAGGACACCGCCTAGAAAGTAGAGTAGCATTGCAATTGATATTGATATTGTTGTGAGTGACATTGTGTCTCCAGATAAAAAAGACCCCACGCGAAAAGCGTGAGGCCAGTTGGGAGGAAAATATTAAAATGCTATAGTGCAACTTAATTAAATGGTGGGTACTACCTCACCTGTACTGTACCAAAGTTCAGCGTCAAAGTTTGGACAGGTCTTACCCTTATCGAAATCTGTATGGCCTTTAACTTTAGCATCAGGGAAGTGTTCCCATTTTAGTTCATCGATAGTTTTCTTTAACGATGCATATTGTTCATCAGTATAATTTATCTGTGGCCCTGTCTTGTCAGCGTTCATACCGCCAATCAAACAGATGCCTATAGATTTCTTATTCATTGAGCGAACGTGTGCGCCTGTGCGTGATAGTGGTCTACCATATTCAACAGTGCCATCGCGTCTGATGACAAGATGATAACCACAGCCGAGCCATCCTTTAGCTCTATGCCAGCGGTCAATATCTTTAACACCAATGTCCATAGTTCTTGGAGTGTAAGCACAGTGTACAATAATATGTGTGACATCTTCTTTATTCATTGAGCCACTCCTGTGGTACGGTACGGTCTGCGTATAAGAAGCCATGCTTCTCACACCACATGGCGTAGGTTGTTTTGCTGGTTTTAGAAATACGTTGTTTGCTATTGGAGAATACAAAGCGAAGGTCGATATCTGGATGTTGATTTTTTACCAGTATCATTGATTGTCTATTGGCAACTTTGAACTGCCCTTTACTCTCAACTATGATTGTCTTCCCAGATTTAGTTTTAATATAAAAGTCTGGTGTGTATCGTGCCATTCTTGAGGGTACTTCATACTTCAGTACGTTCTCTTCATACTGATAATCGATACCCTTAGAACGTAAGTCAGCGGCGAGGGTTTCTTCTAACCCTGACCGCCAACCATTCTTTATTGCGTTCTGTCTAACAGTTGAATTTCGTACACCACCAAGCTTTCGCTTAGAAGTCTGCGTCATCGTTAACTGCTACCGCCTCCGATTTGTTATCAAAGTTGTCAGCAACGAAGCCATCTTCTTTATCAAACATAGATAAAGCTTCAACACCATTAACACCTTGAGCAAGGTGAATAATTTGAATAGCTGATGGTCGCAACGACACACCGACAAGTCTGGTCGAAGGCATTGCATATGTATACGCGCTTGCCGCTACCTTAATAGTAGAACCACCAGTTACCGTAGCATCTGTGGGTGTCTTGTTACTATCATATAGAGCAACCTTCATCTCCATCTCGCCTCGACGTGTATTGATCTTAGCCTTCTGCTTAAACTTAAACAGGTTGAAGCCAGTTAGATTACCTTGATCATCTTCTTCTTGTTCATACACAGGGGCTAGATTATACTTAGCAATTTTGGGATTTGTCTTAGCCTCTTTATCCCGATGGGCATCCCGTAAACCTTCAAGTTGTTTGATTAGGTCTTGGCTTTTTGATGCCTCAATTTTCAGTGTTGTTTTATATTCACCATCGACATTAAACTTATAGTCTGGTGCATTTAACTTAGGCCATACTGCGATGCCTTTAGGTGTGACAAAGTTCGTCATACTTATTGTTCCTTTAGTTATGTTGATATTCTGTAGTTGAAATACCTTTAGCGTGAAGCCTCGCCTGTACATCTACAGGCAAGGGCATTGCATTTCGCTTATAGTATTCAGCCATCATTATGAGTGTCTCAGTATCCATAAGTTCCTTTCGGTTTCGTGAGAATGCTATAGTGCAACCTAATCGTTAATGGTTAGAATTATGCAAAGAAGAATTCCGAGTTACGAACTTGAGTAACATCGAAGTCTCCTTTGGGTGGTAGGTCTGGTAGTTCTCTATTGATTAACAGCTCCCCTTCATCTTTAAATTTCTGTAGTGGGTCGTTCTCTACATAAAGTTCTATGAAGGTTTCTCTTAGACAAGCACCTAGCATCTCAACATCAGCGGCGTGACATCCAAAGCTATCATGTATCATAGCGAAGTGAGTGACACCGTTGAACTTAGATAGGTTAACTGTCATTCGTAAGTGACAGCTATCATTAGCATGTACCCAATTAGGACTGATGCCATTACCTTGTCGTCTACTATCAAGCTTATCTTTGATAGCCTCTTGTACTGTCATATAGATTAGCTTGTCTCCAAACTTAGTCTTAACTCTTCGCTTCTTCATGTCAGGATAGTTCTGCATGATAGGTAAGCCATCGATAGTTGTCCAAGTGATAGGTAAGTTTTCCTTGGCTAGTTCTCTGGCACAAGACTGTAACCAATCCATACCTGTCTTAGCCGCTTTCACTGTATCGTTAATCGCTTGCCAGATATACTTAGCTAAGTAGATTGCCGCATCAAATTCTCTATCAAGTAGCGGGGATACATATGATCTATCAGCTTGTAATCTTTTCAAGTCTGTATCCTCTATGTATTCCTGTACAAATGACCTCGCTGAGAACAACGTTGAACCATAAACCCGTGTCATGACTGATCTCTTAGAACTGCTACGGTTCATTCCAAAGTCTAACCAAGCTTGTGCTATTTCTTTATTCTCCCCACCCTTTGCATCAGCCTTAACTTTAACGATAGCCTTATCAATTACTGTCTGATAAATATCTGCAGGTTTATCTAATGGTAATAAGTTTACCTGAGATGCACCTTCATTATCGTTGAGTGCCGCTGAGAAATGTTGAAGCCCAGAACAACTACCATCCTTACAAACTGGTATGTAATTTACATGGTCATAACCAAATAGATTATAACCTTCCCACTCCTTACAGAATGCTAGGAAACACCAAGGACTGTCAGCTTCTTTAGCCCACCATAAGTCTTCCATTGGGTCATGAGCTACCTGTAATATTCGTTGCTCATTTTCTATAACCCAATCAACTCTTTCTTGCATCGATGCCTTGTCATATCCAAAGCAGTTAGCTCCATGAATTGCTAGTTCACAAGCGGCCTCGTTTGTACCTAATGGTTTACCATCTGCAAACTGTAGGAGACCTTTAGATAAATCATTACCTTGGGGTGACAGGTGAGAAGAACCTGCAGGGTAAAGCCGACCTCTAAAATCCATCGTATGTACAAAGAAGATACTCTCAAACTCTGAATATTTTTCTGCCATAAATCTTACCCGTGCTGTCAGGTTTCTTTTAGAACCTATACGAATATTCTCGTCATAGATTTTAGTGGCTTTCTTTTTCCATGCCTTAAACTTAATCTTTTCTTCATCAGTTAATGTTGCGCTATCTCTATCAAACAATAAAGGTGAAGGCGGTCTCTGCATGTCCTCTTGTGGTGGTAGGTTTGCTACAGGTATTCCATTGTCGTGTATCTTCTGGAATGTTTCCAATACAAACTTATTGATAGACCAAGGTGTCTTCTGAATTGTGTTCACTGCATCATAAACATCTTTCAATTCATCACCAAGGTTCTCTAATTCTTTTAGATAATTTCTATTAGCTGTTTTGATTAGAGGTAGGCGAGGAGTGTAGTGTGTTAGATATCCACCAGAGAAGGGGCTTGTCCAATCCATAGGTGGAACTACCATTGGTTGAAAGATGGGTTGCATCAGAGAAGCGGCGTGTTTATTTTTTTCAATAAAATCTACTACCTTCTGCGTAGGTATCACGTTGTATAAAGATTTATTACTACGAGCTTTCTTTCTCATAACCAATTCAATGTAACCAGTACGTTCTTGGAATATGTATATTAGTTTAGTTCCAAGGTGTGTCTTCTCGTCCTTGCTCCAAGCTACCCATTCCTCACAGTATCGATTGTATGCCGCTATGATTTCGGTACGCTTTCGAGTACGTGTAGTTTCTTTATTGTTCTGAATTGATTTAAGCAGATAAGGTTTCTGATCTTCAAAAGATTGAAGTCTTAATTCATCCTCAAGAAACTGAGCTACATTTATAGCCATGTCTTGTAAGATTGCTTTCTTAGATATCCTATCCATGATTACTTTAGCTGTGAAGAACGCTAGGATTTCTGGTTTAAATAGTTTCATCATAGCTACTGCAGATGAACGTCTCCCTGCGTGTCCTTTGTCAGCTTCTTCATAGACCTCATGTATCCCTTGGATAACACTCTCAATAGAACGCTTCATTACTGTGTTCCCATAGTAGGTAGATGATTCGTCACCCCGTTCTATTTTGTCTCTCAATTCGTTTTCAAATCTATTGATTGTTAATGTTCTAGCTTCTTGTTCTAGCTCTTCTTGTACTCGGTACAGATCGTTGGTCATCCTGTAGTATCCTTTAGTATGTTGGAGGGTCTTGCGGTGCTAGAGTGCAACCTAATTACAAGCCCTTGTTTTCATTGGTTAAATGGGTGGTGGTGTAAGGGATGGTGTAATGGTGTAAAATTATTGTTGATGCGTATCTAACTATTAGCCATTAATGGTTAGATTATTAACAAAAAGAACCCCATAATTTATAAGATAGACCTATAAAAATATGGGGTTCTAGTCAGAAATGGATAGTGTGGGAAGAGTGGAGGTTTCTGTTATTATCCTACTAAAAAACAGTAACCGCCTGTAATCTCACACTATTTACCTGACCGTGGTGTAGGTTTGCACCCACTTTACACCCACTTTACACCATTATTCTAAGCCCTTAGTGGGTTTAAAATTCTGATGTTGTCTCCTTTTAAATTAGATGTTTCATTTTGTAAATTATTTAAGGCCTCAACAGCATCATCAAGCTTACTTGGTATGAAGTGAGCGTAGCGTTGTGTCATTTTAATATCTGAATGACCCATCCACTCTTGAGTTGATCTAATATCTACACCAGCCCCTAGCAAACGAGTGCAACAGGTGTGTCTGAAGGTGTGAATTACTAAGTCTTTATCAAACCCACAAGCATCACGCATCTCCCAGAAATTCCTATAGAAACGCTTCTCTGCTATGTGTCCAAACACTCGCCTATCATTACCAGTAACGCGAAGCCTGAGACCTGTTAGAATAGCTCTAACACGCGCTGACATTTTAATAGATCGAGGGTGGTTTGTTTTGGTTTGCCAAATTGATATGCGACCTGTCTTAAAATCGATATCATTAAAGGTAAGCCTGAGACCTTCGGATTTCCTCATGCCTGTATCAATAAAGAATACCACTAGGTCTGCATCATCCTCACGGCCTGTTGAATTATACCAATCAAGAATTTTTATTTCTTCTTCAGCGGTAACAAATCTTATACGGCCTTTAGTTAACTTGCGGCTCTCCATTCTAACAGGTGTCGTTGATAGGTGGCCTCGTTTCTGTGCAAACTTCTGCATTTGAAAAACTAATGTGCCTAAATAGTTTGTACACGATGCTGAGTATTTCTTCTTAGTGGTTAGAAAATCAAAGAAAGAAGAAACGTTTGCTTCGGTTAACATATCCAATGATGTAGTTTTACCAAAGTAATTCATTATCATTTTACCATACCAAGTAAACTTCTTTGAATTACCTGTAGAGTTAGGGGCAATCTCAACTCTATACCTGATGTAGTTATCCCAAGCAGTCGCAACATTCCAAGTAGAATAATTAACTATATGTCCAATTAATAATCCTTTCTTGTATTCCTCAAGAACTGATATTGCTTCGATTAAATTTTTACAGGTAGCAGTCTGTCTTTGACCTTCAACCATAACAGAGACGCGATACTTTTTACCGCGCCTCATGATTCCTTTAGGTATTATTTCATGATTTTCCATAGACTTTTTCCTCCATTTTCATAGCTATTTCTAGCCCTCGTTTTGATAGAGTAACAACTCTCTGACGTTCATCAGAAGGAGAGGTGTTAATCTCAAGTAATCCAAAACCTTCTTCATGAATGTAAGAACGTTTAGCGAGTGACCTTAAACTTCTGTTAAGACTAGATTGCGTCATTTTTAAAACTGAAACTAAATCTCTTGTTTCAATAATTTCATCACGGTGCGCCGCTACATATAAAAAACATTTAGCGTGGTTCAACGTAAACTTATAATGCACATCAAGTAAATAATCTAAAGCTTCCATTACTTTATTTAATTGTTTCATTTTTCCTTCTTTTCTAGTGGCAATCTACAATGGATTGCACTTTAAACCTATCCAATATTTTGGTAAAGCAAAGTTATTCTTTACCCACCAGTTCAACAACAAAATAATCTGCTGGTTTTTAGGTGGCCCAGTATAAGGATTTACCCAAGACGATACTGGTCGAGAATGACCGCCGTGGTCTGCGCTATCTCTATTTTTCATGTGTTCTATATTTTCCTTTTTATCTATATATTAAGTCGATTGCTAGTATCATATTAAAGCAACAGATTTCAATGCTTTTACCATACCATGTATTTTGAATTAAATAATATCTTTTTGATATTCTTCTTTCATCCTTTGTGGTTAGTCCACAATCTAGTTTTAGTTTCATTTTATTTTAAAGTTCCTAATTATTAACATTTACTGCTCCAAACTCATCAAGGGTCTGAAATGGTTAGTAGGATATAGTGGTTATAAATTTTTAATTTTAATAAAGCAACCATTATATTATTTTGAGACTAAAAGGGTGGTTCTTCTCCTTTATATTCTGGCTTCCACATTGGAATATGTTTTTGATCTGTCCTTACTGCTTTTGTCTGGGCTTCCTGTTTTCCAAACATCTGCAGTAAGAACACTGATAAGACGTGACTAAACATTAGGTGTAAGCTTCTTCAAGCTCATGCATAATCGCATCGTAATAACCCATTTGAAATTGACTATCAGCAGGGTCAAATCGAAAACTTTCGTAAGCTTCTATTAAATCAAATTCTGGTTTAACAAATTCTCTTTCGAATGCTTCAACGCCTTGAACATATTCTTCAAAGATTGCAGAATTATCTATAGTAGTTGTCGATAATAATATTTCGCTATTCATCATTTTAATTTACCTTTCAATTCATGCTTGATTGCATGAGCAAACCCACTGAAATTTCCAATGGGTTAACTGATGCAATCAATCTAAGAAATCATGAAGCCTTGAGCATATGATAGTTAAGCAACGATTAAGTTCTTGAGC